GGCGTCGACGGCCTCCTGCAGCATCTCCAGTTCGGCCCAGGCCAGACGGAACACATAGGTCCCGTCACCCCAGTCCAGAGTCACGGAAGCGTCGCGGCTCACGGCGCAATCGTATCCGTGCGAGCCAGTTCGCCATCGGACTGCATCGAGACATTCAGTGTCACCCGCTGACCCTGCTGAGCGCCAAGCTCCAGGCTCTCGATATGGAACAGCCCGGTCCACGTAATGATGCCGGTCGAGAACTCGACCTCGATCTTGACCGGCACGGAGTCGGTGCTCTCGTAACCGGCAAGCCACGTCTTGACGGATTCAGCCGCAAGAACGCCTTCGCCGGAAATCGATGCGGTAATGCTCTCCACGTCCCGCCCGATGGTGATCGGCGCGTCAGGATCCGTGCAGTCGGGCAAGCTGACCTCGGAAAGCGATTTCCCGAGAGTGAGTGACTTGCTGGTGAAGCCGCAAGGAGCGGTGTAGGTGATCGGGTCTTCAGGATCGGCCGGCAGCTTGCCGAGGAGGACGCGAAACTTGCCGAATTTGGCCGTGGTGGGCTGCGCCATAGCAATGTTCCTTCTGATGATGGCAACAGGAAGTGCCCGCAGCGCGGGCGGTGAACTCGATACTGGTATGAAGGTCAGGGCTGCTCGACGATCGCGGTGAAGGTCATGGCCGCGTGGCTGGTCTTGCCGTCAGGATCACGCATCAGTCTGGTTATGCGATGCCGGAGCAGCACGAGTGCATTATCGGTGAGGGCCAAGTCTGAACCTGTCAGCGCGCGCCGGGCGGCATCGGCAAGTGCTCGCACCTGCGGGAAACCTACTTCGCGCGACCAGCAGTCGATCTGAAACGTGATTTCGAACCCGTCGATACAATCGACGTCATCGCTGAGTTCGTCACTCGGCCCCATCGAGATGTACGGCCAGGCGGCACCGGTGTCGTCGATGCGATCTGCTTCCGATGGCACGTCATCATAGACGCGACCGGCAACGCACGCCGCGACGTGGGCGTCTACCTTCAGCCGCTCGACAATGGCGATCTGCAGTTCAAAGCTCGGCGAGGTCATGATGCCGCTACCTCTTTTGCCGCTTTGGATACCGCAGAACGAATGTTGCGACGCGCGGACTTCTTGTTCGCCCGGTATGACGGGTAGAAGTAAGGCTGCGCTGCCATCTTCTGCGTGCCGAACTCGACCCAGCGAGCATAGAACGCGTCGTCCACGCCGCTGCTCTTGTCGCGGCTGCCGGCGTAGATGGTGATGGTGAGATCACCGCCCAGGCTGGCCTCTGCGACCTTGCCCAGCGTCATCGCCCCCTTCGGCACCTTGCCCCACGTCCACCCGATGCTGTCGCGCAGCGCGCCCGTCCTGCGGCGGTCGTCCGGATGCTTCAGCACGGGGACCAGGCTTTTTGCCAGCCTGACAATCTCGTCGGCCGACGCCTCCATCGCCTCCATGATCCGGCGTTTGGCGACCTCGGGCAGGCGGTTCAGCTTTCGCTGCAATTTGGCCAGGCCGATGATCTTCGTCGCGCTGGTCATCTAACTGGCGACGCCTCTTTCTACGACGAGGTAGACCCACATCCGATCGGTCGCAGCGTCGACCTCTTTGATTGCGTAGGTCGCGCCGGTCCAGACGCCGTTGACGAAATCGCCGGTGCGAACGTCGCGCATCTGCCAGTCCTGCGTGATGGTGCGCGTTTGCAAACAGGAGCGAACCCGAACCTTGAGGATGCCGCGACCTTCCAGGCGCGCCGCCATGACGGCTTCACCGCCGCCCGCGTAGATGAACGCTGCGCGGCGCTGGAACTGCTCGACGAACTTGCGCTGCGTGTTGCCGGCGCCGTCGTCGGCCTTCTCGCGTCTGTCGAACGCGACGCGGTGACGAAGGTCACCCGCGCCCGGCATCGACAGATTCCTTCTTCACGCGGCCGACGATCTTACCCTTGCCGAGCGCAACCGCTCGATCAGCGCATTCACGCTTCACCGTCCGCTCTGTTCCGACCTTATAGGCGATAGTCACCTGTGGCGCGGGCTTGTAGTCGAAATCTTCAAGGAACCGGACGCGAGGCATGCGTTCCTCCTATCGGTATACGCGGAAGGGCTGAAGAAGCGCGTCAACCGCGAACGGCATGTCCGTCGCAATCGTGCCGGTGATGACGTTCTCGCGGGTGTTGTACCATTGCGCCACCAGCATCATGATCGCGACCTTGATCGGCGCAGGTGCAGAGGCCATCCATTTCTCCGCGTCGTCCGGATCGCGCTTGCCGTAGCCGGCCCAATAGCGGATGCGGATGTCGCCGGGCCTGCCGCGAACTGACGGGAAGCCGTCGGCATCGAGCGGATCGGTTCCGGGCAATGTCTGTTCGTTGCCGTTCACATCGATGTAGGTGACGCTGTCCAGTTCAAGGAACGGGATGATCGGCCATCGCCAGTTACCGCAAGGCCAGGCGTCGAGTTGCCATTCGAGCAACTGCGGCCCGAGAGCGCGGCCCAGCCAGCCGGCCGGACCGTCCAGCCACGTTGTCGCCGCCGTCACCAGTCCTTCGACATGCTCCTTGTCCTCGGACGGCACATCGCGAATATGCCGCTCGATCTCTTCGAACGACACGATCGGCTCGGGCGGAGTGACGACGACGACGGTCATGATCAGTCCTTGGCCTCGCGCTGGGATTTCGGCAGGCTCCCGCCCTTCTTGCCATCGCCGTCATGATCGAGCGGATCACGCTGGGAGGCCTTGGCCTTTTCGGCAGCTACGGCGTCGGCAATTTCCTCAGGCGTGCTGCGTGAGGCGTAGCCGTGCGGCGGATAGTTCGCTGCCGGATAGCCGGCAGAGATGAATTCCGCGATGGTCGGGCCGTCCTCGCGCAATGCGTCGCCCTTGGTTTCCGGTGTGCCCACCTGCTTGTTGCGGGGCGTCGGAGCCTGCTTGTTCTCCGGATTTTCGGCCTCTTTCTCCTCGGCGCTGATGATCTCGACCAGGCCCTTTGCGGCCAGTTCCTTGCCGCGGGAAGCCGCAACCTCGATCACGTCACCGGCCTTGACGCCCTTTTCGTCGCCATAGAAGGCGCGCTTCACTCTGACTTTCATGATGATTGCTCCGGGTTTTCAGGAAACAGCCCCGGCCCGCGAAGGCCGAGGCTCTGGTCATCGTTGGGGATCAGGCGCCGCCGCCTTCACCGCCAGCGTCTTCCACGGCCGGTTCCGTGAACTCGCCGTAGACGAAGGCCTCCGGACGGTAGACCGCCAGCGCGAGGCGCTCCTCGCCACGGATCGTCACCATGTTCTTGATGAAGTTGTCGCGGTCCTCGGTGGATAGGAGGACGTTGGCATCTTCGCGGTCGAAGATTTGCGCGCCGAGTTTGAAGGCGCCGGTCAGGAAGTGACCGGCATCGATGGCGGGCGTCTCAACCACCGGCAGTCGCCACAGGGTCGGCGTGGTGCCATCCTGCGGGTTGCCGATGATGTAGCGTCCGACATCATCCTTCAGGGTCTCGATACGGGCCCAGTCGATCGGGTTGAGAACATGGCCGGTCGCCGGATATTCGGCCAGCACTGCCTGCAGCATCGCATAGCGAAGCTGGTCGATGATGGTCATGCCGGCAACCAGTTCGATCGGGCTGTCGAACTCGCTGGCCTGCGGGATGATGCCGAGCAGATGTGAACCGGTGCCGTCGCCCTTCAGAAGCTCCTGCTCCTCGACATACATCAGGCCGTAGCGCAGGCGACCATCGATGTAGCTCTGAAGCATCGGAGCGTCGTCCAGGATCTGGACCGAAGCCTGAACCCAATGGGCGATCGTCGAGACGCTGACGTTCTTCTCGTCAAACGAAATCTTGGATTCCGGCTTCTGGCCTTTTTCCGCCACCACTGCTGCCGCGTTGGTGAAGCCGGTTTCTTGGACATACTTGATCGCGTTCGAGGCCGTGCGGCCGGGCGTGAGCAAGTCCCGCACAGTCATGCGACGGTCAGGCGGCGCGATGATGCCGGGCACCCGCGTCGGTTCGACAAGGGCACCAGCGGCGCCGTCACCGCCTCCGCCTGCCGTAGTGATCGCCTTGAGGGAGACCGAGACACGGCTTTTGCCGCGAGCGCGATCGGCCATGAAGGCTTTCACTTCCTCATGATCCAGGACGATCGAGCCGACCGTCTTCCGCTCCGAACGGTCATCGCCGCCGCGACGGGAGAGCTTCTGCTCGGCCTCGGTCATGCGCGCGGCGATCTCGTTGAGCTTCACCAGCGCCTCGTCGGCCGCCTTCTTGGCATCGGCCGACAACTGTTCGCCGGCCTTCATCTTCTTGTCGGCGTCCTCTGCGAAGCGCTTAACTTCGTCGGTGGCGCTCTTGAGGCCGGCGGCGAGCACCTTCAGGTCGGGCTCGTCGTTTCCGGCTTCCTTGCGGCCGAACTCGCGCGCATGCGGGTTCATTGCGGTGCTGGAGATCAGCGCCCGCGTGATCATCATCTTCATGTTGATTGGGCCTCCTAAGCCCCGAGTTTCGGCAGGGAGAACCCCGCCAGCGTTTCCGATAGGGCCTTGACGCCCTCGCTGTTCGCCGCGCTCTCGGACTCGCTCCGAAGCAGATAGGCCAGCCCACGGTTGGCGATCGCCGCGCGCTGGGATTTCGAGAACCCTGCCTCTCGCAGGAAGCTCTCGAATTCGGGAAGGGT